GGATTTAATTGCGAACTCCAACCATTGGAGAGATTTGGATTTCGTTGGGAATCAGATGCCTCTGGTTGGGATAGGAAAATTTGCTTAGTACCTGTGTATGAGATAAGAAACAAATTACTGGACTTCGAAGGATTTGAAGATCTTTTGGAGTTGGCTACTCAAAATAATATTAGGCCTGTGGTTTTTCTTCCAAATGGATATGTTGTGGAAAGAGCGACTGGAAATGATAGTGGTAAGAATAATACTACCACCGACAACTCAATTGCTCATTTCTATATTCTTATTTATCTTTTTGTGAAGAGAATGATACAGATTGGAAAAGTTCCAAATTTAACTGATATTTTTGAGAATGTTCATGTTTTAATCTATTCAGATGATAAGTTAGGTGGTATTCACCTGGAATTCTTTGATTGGACTCCCGAAGAGTTTATTCTTTTTGAGAGAGAAGTGTATGCCGAGTTTGGTTTGGAACTAAAGGCTTCAGCTTGTTTGTGGACTATTGCTAAGGAAGGAGAGCGCCTCGATAAAAGGCATTCTTTTCTTGGTAGTTTTGCCCATTTTGATAGCAATGCCTGTATGTATGTCCCTTATCCCAGATATGGTAAAATATGCTCGACTTTAACCTTAAAGTATTCCTGTGATGATATAGAGACCAGGTTTTCAAGATACCTTAATTTGTGTATCAACATGGCCCCTAATCCAGACTTATTTGGCGAAGCAGTTCGATTTTTAGCCTTTTATTATAAAGAGCACCCTCGGTTTATATGGAGATTCAATGAGATATTGAAATCCATTGATATCGACATGTCTGTGCGCAGATCATTCTACCGTTTGTATACGGGTTTTGAGAGTGGTCCGAGTCATATTACTAGTGTTCCTTTTGTTTTTTACTGGAACATGATAATAATGCATGAGTATGAAAATTTTAAAAATAATATGAGTGCTCAAAGCATGTCGCGTGTCACCCGTGGTGAAAAAGTTTTAAATTCTCTTGTTGATGGCGGTGCCATCAGTGAATGTGGAAAAGATTGGTTGGTTGCTGCACTCGACCCCTTCCATGATCATCAGCTTAAGAACCTACAAGGTTGGCCTGATGTTCAGACTGGAAATAGTGTGGTCCGGTGTATTAAGCAGTCTTTAACCGTTGCTGCTCCTTCAGGGGTGGTTGGAAATTGGGACTGTCATATTGTCCAGTGGCCCTGGTTAATGCCTTCTCAAACAACTTCTAATTTTGTAGGTGATATTCAACCAGCTACTAGATTGGGGAATGTTATTTCCTCTCCTCTTGTTGGTGCTATTGGAAATCCCTGTGGTGGTCTTCAGGTTTACTATGTCCCTCCAGGAGGAAATTTAAGTTTGGTTGCTAGTGGTCCCGCCCCTGCAACTGGTCTTAGCATGGCTGCTATGGCGATTCCTCAGGCCTATACTCAAGGGGTTACCCGCCTTATTGGTATGGGTTTTGAGGTTCATAATACCACTTCCCCTCTGAATGTTCAGGGAGCTATTACGCCTTGGAGGCAGATGTCTAATGAGAATGAAGATACTCATTGGATTCACTTGGATACAACCGTTTCCCCTCCTGCCTCTTTGGCTTCTTATTCAGGCCCCTTGGTCAGATTTCCTCCCCAGAATACTGCAGAGGCTGTTTTGCTCCCTGGTACAAGGACTTGGGAAGCCAAGGATGGTTGTTATGTTGTAAGTTCTTTCCATACTACAGAAAATCCTGCCACTTTGATTGCACCAAGGATGCCCGTTATTACTAGTGTTGATATCGATGATCTTGAAGGAGTCATTGCCTCTTCAGCTGTCAATGCTATGATCCCTGGTCCCACTGTTGGAACCTCAACTGTTCGTGATATTGTTGGTTTTAGGATATTTAATATCCACCAATCTGGAGCTATTCTTAGTGGATTGAGTGC